GCCAAGCGCGTGCGTGCGCGGGTTTCGATGCGAACGTTTTCGCGCCCAAGCGAGGAACAATGGACACGATCGAGATCCAAATTGGGGACTTCCTCGGCGATCCTAACGCCAAGATGGTCAAGGCCGAGGCGCACATTATCGGGAAGGGGCTCGCGGTGAACCAATACGACGACGACTATCACCCGGCCGATTGGCGAGTCACACATCTCGCGAGTGGTCGAGCGATCATTCGAGGCGCCCGAGAGGCCGAGACGGCAATCAACGCGGCGTTATGCCTCTTGCAACTCGACGTCGATTGGACGGGGCCCGCGTCGGCGGTACTCTCGCAATTCCTCGGCGACGTGAACGTCGATCGAGGCGAGTCGCTTGCCGCGATATGCCGGCGATTCGACATGTGTCGAGCGAGCGACGTAGCCCCTCGGCCGAGTTGGGCGGTGCCTCGTGGGTAAGCGTGGCCCACCGCCGAAACCGACGGCGCTCAAGATGCTTGCCGGCAATCCTGGTAAGCGACCACTCAATGAGAACGAGCCCGATCCGCCGAAGAAACGACCATACAAACCCCGCCACTTGAGCCGAGCCGCATCGCGGGAGTGGGACCGGATCGCGCCAAAGCTCGATGCGGTGGGGTTACTCACTACTATCGACGGTTCGGCGCTCGCGCTCTATTGCGAGGCTTACGCCGATTGGGTACAGGCGAAACGCGACGTCGAGCGCCGAGGCCAGACGATCGAGGTAAGCCGCGTCTCAAAGAAGGGCGATGTTTACCTCACCGAGATCGTGAATCCGAGCGTAGCAATCGCCGCCCAAGCCTACGCCCAACTCTGTAAATTGCTCCGTGAATTTGGCATGACTCCGAGCGCACGGACTAACATCAGTGTCGAGAAGAAACCCGAGAAGAAACGCGACTCCAAGGCTAGCCTCTTTACCGCCTAGCGACGCCCGAGAGCGACAACGCGACGGCGTGTATGTGTTCGATCCAGACCGAGCGCAACGCGCCGTCCGTTTTATCGAGGAATGTTGCCGGCACGTGAAGGGTGAATGGTACGGGGAGCTGCTCAAGCTCGAAGATTGGCAGCGGGAGGATATTGTCGAGCCGTTATTCGGTTGGCTCCGTCCCGACGGGACACGGCGTTACCGTCGGGTATACGTTGAGATCCCAAAGAAGAACGGCAAGTCGACGCTCGGCGCCTCGATCGCGAATGTGTTGCTCTTTGCTGACGACGAGATGGGTGCCGAAGTGTACTCGGCCGCCGCCGATCGAGATCAGGCCGCGATTGTCTTCGATGTTGCAAAGCAAATGGTGGAGTTAGAGCCCGAGATGGACAATCGGGCGCACGTTTGGCGACGCTCGATCGTTGTCCCTCAAACGGCGAGTTTCTACCGGGTCCTAAGCTCGGATGTCAAGACAAAACACGGACTCAATTGGCATGGAGTGATCTTCGACGAGTTTCATACACAACCGACCCGGGACCTATACGACACGCTTAAGGGTGGCGGGATCTCGCGCCGGCAACCGATGTTCGTCATGTTCACCACGAGCGGGTACGACAAGCAATCGATTTGCTATGAGCTACACGACTACGCGACCAAGCTATGCGAGGGAATCATCGAAGACGATACGTTTCTCGCGGTGATCTACGGAGCGGAAGCGGACGAGGATTGGCATTCCCCGGACGTATGGGCCGCCGCAAATCCGAATCTCGGGATAAGTGTCAAGATCGAATACCTCGACGAACAATGTCGCGAGGCGACCGAATCGCCGGCCGCGCAAAACACATTTCGACGATTGCATCTCGATCAATGGACTGAATCGGCCGAGCGTTGGCTCGATGCCGCCGCATGGAATCGCAACGCCGGCGAATACCTGAACGTCAAGCGCGGTGCACCGTGTTACGCGGGCCTCGACCTCGCGAGCACGACCGACCTAGCCGCTCTCGTGCTCGCGTTCCCCGACGACGAGTCAGAGACATATGATCTCGTCCCGTTCTTTTGGGTTCCCGAGGTTACGGCCGAGCAACGGACGCGGAAAGAGCGTGTGCAGTATCAGACGTGGATTGATCGGGGTCTAATCATCGCAACGGAAGGCAACGTGATCGATTACGATGTGATCCGCCGCGACATCAACAACCTCGGAGACATCTTCAACATTGTCGAGATCGCGGCGGACCCACACAATGCGATTCAATTAATTACGCAACTTGATGGCGACGGTTTCGAGATATTCGCTCACCGTCAGGGATTCATGTCCCTCTCGCCGGGCGCCAAAGAGTTACAGAAGCTCGTACTCGGGGCCAGATTGCGGCACGAGGGTAACGAGGTCCTAGCATGGAATATCGCGAACGTTGTCGTCGAGACCGACGCGGCGGGGAACATCAAACCGAGCAAGAAACGATCGACCGAGAAGATCGACGGCGCCGTCGCGGCAGTCATGGCGATCGGTCGAGCCTCAGTGAACCCGGACGCCGGCCGCAGCGTCTATGACGACGAGGGGATCGATTATGTTTGATCGTTCCGTAGCCGAGGGCATGGATTGGCCTTGGCGCAACGAACGCCGTGATTTACCCGAGTGGCCCGACAAGCCGGCGCCGTGCCGGGTGATTGCGTGTCTCAACTATTGGAACGATGTCGACGAGCTAAAGTATACAGTCCCGAGTTGGCGCGATCATGTCGACCGTATCATCGCAGTCGACGGAGCTTATGAGGGCATGCCGGGAGCCAAAGTTCCCGAAAGTACCGACGGCAGCACCGAATACCTACAGTCGATCGGTTGTGAGATCGTCGCGCCCGTCGGTGGATTCTGTAAAGATCAAGCAACAAAACGCTCGCGCTACTTCCGGCATGGCGACGACTTGATCTCGACCGACGTCTATTTCGTGATCGATGCCGACGAATACGTATGGAACGCGGAAGCGTTGCGATCGTTGCCCGCTCGGTTGGACGTCGGTTGGGTCCGGATCTATTCGCCGCTCTATGGCCGAGGCCAAGATCAACCTCGGCTCTTTCGTTGGCGTAGTGGTCTACACTACGCGGGCCGGCATCATTGGGTATACGACCGAGACGAGTATCGATCGTTCGATAACCTCGTGGCCTCGCATCAAATCGGCGGTGCGGGATTGGAACACGTCGTCGTGGACCTCGACATCTTCAACTCGCGAGGTCAACATCGAGCCGCGCCTCGCCAACTTCAAAGCGACCAACATCGAGCGGAGCAATTTGGCGCCGAGGAACGCGAGGTCGGCCCGAGTGGACTCGGTTTCGAACCGCTCCGGATTCTACACATGGGTCCTTTCGATCCCGGCCTCGTCATGTATCGGTTACATACGGCGATCAATGCTTGCACGCCTCACGAATCGGCGATCGCGACACATGATAACCGCCCTCTCAGGGAGCCATATCAATTCGATTTCGATCGCGATCGACAGTATCTCGCGGATCTCTACGCAACGGCTGACATCGTTCATCTACATGTGAATCGTGCCGGGCCCCGGTACATCGGATTCCCGCTCGACGTGCGGCCCACGGTTATGCACCATCATGGGACCGAGTTTCGGATTGATCCAAAAGCATGGAACGATCGCGATCGTGACGACGGGATTAAGCTCCGGTTGATCTCGAATCTCGAATTGATGCAGTACGCCGAGGATCTTCATTGGCTCCCGAACCCGATCCCTTGGCGCCGCTATGCCCGGATCGGCAACCGCCACCGGCCGAGTTGGAAGCAGAAACCGACATTTCGAGTCGGTCACTCTCCGACGAAACGCGACATCAAGGGAACGCCGGCGTTTCTTCGAGCGTGCGATCGGCTCCGAGCTGCGGGTATGCCGATTGAACCCGTACTGATCGAAGGGCAACCGATACAACAATCGCTCGAAATCAAGGCGACGTGCCATGTGTTCTTCGATTCCTTTTGGCTCGGGTTGCAATGCTCGGGACTCGAAGCGGGCGCGATGGGCATTCCCGTGATCGCCGGCGACCCCGATGTCGCTCGGGAATACCGGGAGCGGGTCGGGTATCTGCCATATGTCTATGCGAATAACGAGAGCGAATTGGCGGGGGCCTTGACGAAACTGTACGAATCGACATCATTCTACAGTGAATCGGGAGGGACCATAAGTACGTATGTACGCGATTGGCATGATTTGGCAGCGGTCGCCGGGCTCTATCTCGACCTACTCGATACCGCATTCGAGTGGAGGCAGGGACTTAGGCTAGGCGCGAGCCTGCCCCTGTCGGCGCCGTGAGCGATTCCCTACTCGTGATCGGCGCGTGTTTTATCGTCGCCGGATTTGCCTTCATCTACCCGCCGCTCGGACTTCTCTCTCTTGGGGTGTTTCTCGTTCTCGCCGGCGTCTATCACGGACTGCCGCGCCGACCTCCGACCGACTCAGGAGACAAGATCAATGTCGATCATTGAGCGATTGCTTGAGTTTCGAGCCTCGCCCGAGAATCCGCAAACGTCCCTGGCGAACCCGGCCTCGTGGTGGCTCGACATGTTCGACGGTGGACCGACGGACGCTGGCGTGCGAATCAACGAATCGAACGCTTACAACATCTCGGCGGTTTGGGCGGCGATCCGGGTTCATACCGACGCTCTCGGACAAATGCCATGCCTCGTGTACGAGAGACAAGACGACGACGGGAAGCGTCGAGCATACGATCATCCGCTCTATGCGGTACTGCACGAGCAACCAAACCCGTATATGACGCCTTTCAACTTCAAAGAGGCATTACAGGGACACTTACTCTCGTGGGGCAACGCCTACGCCGAGATCGAGCAAGACGGCGGCGGAAGGGTTAGACATCTCTGGCCGTTGCTGCCCGATCGGACCTCACCAATTTGGGACAACGGTCAAAAGTGGATCAAGACGCGGCTCCCCGACAATGAGATCGTCGTGTTACCCGGCGAACGAGTCTTACACATTCCCGGTTTCGGGTTCGACGGCCGGGTCGGCCATAGCGTGATAAGCATCGCTCGTGAATCACTCGGCCTCACCCGGGCGACGGAGCGGTTCGGCGCGAAATGGTTTGGCTCGGGCTCGCGACCGTCCGGTATCCTCGCACATCCGGGGCGTTTGAGCGATAAGGCGCGACGGAACATGCGCGATGATTGGGAGCGCATGAATTCGGGACTCGACAACGCTCACCGCGTCGCGATACTGCAAGAGGGCGTCAAGTGGGAGCAGATTGGCCTACCTCCCGACGATTCGCAATTCATCGAGACGCGGAAGTTCCAACTCAATGAGGTTGCCCGCTGGTTCCGTGTTCCGCCGCACATGATCGCCGAAATGACGCAAGCGACGTTCGGCAACATCGAACACCAATCGATCGAATTCGTGCAATACTCGATCAGTCCGCATGCGACACGTTGGGAAGAAAACCTCTCACTTCAGCTTCTCACCCGCGACGATCGACGGACCCATTTCGTCGAGTTTCTACTCGCGGCCTTGCTGCGAGGCGATTCGGCGTCGAGGGGTGAATTCTACACGAAGCTATTCCAGCTCGGGGCGATCAGTCCGAACGAGATCCGGGGAGCTGAGAATCTGAATCCCTATGATGGCGGGGAAAAGAAGTACGTCCCGCTAAACATGATCCCGATCGACGAGGGCGGTACGTTGGGCCTCTCGCCCGAGCTGCCCGCAGCTTTCCGTTTCTATCGGGGCGGGGATCTCAATAACGGATCGGCGCCGACTATCATGATCGAGCGGACGCCGGCGGCGGCCTTGAATCCGGCACGGCGGGCGACACAGCGTTCGATTGGTCTCCGACTCCGGACCCGTGAGTCATTCAAGAGCCTATTTCGATCGGCGGCCGAGCGGGTATTGAGTCGTGAGTTGACCAAGATCCGCCGGGCTCTGAAGGCGACTTACAATCGCGCTAATCTCAAGTTCATCGATTGGGTCGATGAATTCTACGGCGACTTTCCCGAGACGGTGAGTCGGATCTTCTTACCCGTGTTGACGAGCTACGCCGAGAGCATGCGACAACTCGCGCTCGACGATCTCGGCGTCGAGGGCGATCTCAATCTCGACGAGCGACTCGGGGAATTCATTCGAGAATACGGCGTCGGCCTCGGCCGCCGTTGGACGAAATCGAGCGCCGGGCAGCTCCGTCAACTCGCCCGAGACGTCGCCGACGAGCTAGCCTATGAGGCGATCGAGCAACGTCTCGCGGAATGGGAGGAAAGTCGACCGGCCAAGGTCGAGCAACGTGAAACCGTCCAGGCCGGCGAGGCGATCGTCTTACTCGGTTACACGCTCTCGGGTCTGTTGGTCACGCGATGGGCCGCGACGGGTGATAGTTGCGATCTGTGCGGCGAACTCGACGGTATGGTCGTGTCGGTACAAGAACCGTTCGTCGCGAGTGGGGCGAGCGTGAATCCCGAGGGCGAGACGGCGCCTCTTACAGTCGATCGGAATGTCGCTCACCCGCCCCTACACGACGGGTGCAACTGTGTGATAATACCCGGATAGGGGGGAGCTATGCCATATGCCAATGAACACGCTTGCCGGCTCAAGACGCCGAGCGGGCGTAAAACTCGTCGTGTTAACAACGATCGAAAGCACGACGGCAAAAGGATCGACGTGATCTATCAGCAGAAACCGGACGATGATGCTTGGGAGGAACAAGCGTATCGATACCCAAAAGATGATTGGACCGAGAGCGCCGCACGTTCTCATTGCACGGATCACGACGGCCAGAGTTTTGAACCCGCAAGCGACGAGGACAGTCACATGCCCCACAAATCACGAGAGTTGCGCCACATTCCGTTTGCCCGTGCCGAGATTCGACTTCACGTCGAGGGTGACGACGATTCCCAAGAGCGCCGGTTGAAGGGATACGGCGCCGTGGTCAACGTATGGTCCGAGGATCTCGGCGGATTCGTCGAGCGTATAGCCTCGGGCGCATTCGACGGTGCGATCGACGATCCTGTCGTCGGTTTGTTCAATCACAATCCCGACAAGTTGTTGGCACGGACCCCGGACACAATGAAGCTCAAAGAAAACGATACGGGCCTCTTGTATGACATGCTACTCGGCACCGACGAGGTTGCCCGGTTCGTGGCTGAAAAGGTCCAACGTCGTGATCTGACGGGTTCCTCGTTCGCTTTCATAATCGCCGAGGATGGCGACACATGGGAGAAGGGCGACGACGGTATCGTGAAACGCACGATCACCAACATCGAGCGCGTGTTCGATGTCGGCCCCGTCACTTTCCCCGCATACGAGGCGACTTCGGTCTCGGCTCGCTCGATGGAAGCCGCGCTCAACTTCATGGAGAGCGCGACGGGCCCGATCGGACCCGACGACGCGGCTAAGATCGAGCTACTTGAGCGCCGGATTCGATTCTACGAGCGTCACGGAGTCGCTTAGAACATGTGCCATTAATACCTATTGGTACATAAGGCCGGCATTCGACTTGACGAAATGCCGGCCTCTTTGCGAGATTAGCCTCACGAAACGCGACGACTCGATGCCCGACGGGGCAGGTACGCGATGCGACCGAATCGAGTAAGAGCGTAACCTCAATCGAGCCAACCAACTCGGACGCTGTGCGCCGGCGTTGGGACTCACGAGCCAAGTTCATAACTTGGGCCCGGGTCTTAACGCCCTTTTTGTGCCCTCGAAGCCCGGCCCACAAACACGAGGGGTACAGAATGCCCGCACTAGCACGAGCCACCGAGCTGCGTCAGCAACGTGTCAAGCAGCACGAGCGGTATAAGGAAATCCTCGATCGGGTGCAGTCCGAGGGCCGCGCCCTGACCGCCGAGGAACGCGTCGAGCTAGACAAGCTCGACGAATCGATGGATCAGCTCAAAGATGAATACGAGCGCATCGAGCGAGCAGTCGACCGCGACGCCGAGATCATCGCCGACCGTGAGCGTGCCGCCGAGGCCGCCGGCGACGGGACGAGCCCGGATCAGGTCGGCGACAAGCAGAAGCAATACCGCGCTGCCTTTCAGCGTTGGCTAGCGCACACGCCGGCCGCGCCAATGATGCAGACCGGCGACTTGGAGTTGCTCCAAGAGGGCCGCGCCGGCGCCCAAATCGTTGGCACTGGCAACCTCGGCGGCTATACCGTACCCGACGAGGGTATGAAGACCGTCGTCGAGGCGATGCTCTTTATCGGCGGCGTCCGTCGATCGAGGGCGACCGTACTGTCGACCGCGACCGGGGCCGATCTCCCGATTCCGACCGACAACGATACGAGCCAAGTAGGTCAACGGCTCAGTGAGCAAACCGAGGAAACGAACGTCGTCGACATCGCCGTGGGCCAGGTCGTGTTGAAGGCGTTCAAGTATTCCTCGAAGATCGTCAAGGCGTCGATCGAATTCATGCAGGACACGAGCCTCAACCCCGATCAGTGGATCATGCAGCGCATGGGTAAGCGGATCGGCCGCGTACTCAATGACGATTTCACGTATGGGCCAGGCTCGACCACGGGCCCCGAGGGCATACAGTGGTATTCGACGCTCGGCCTCACGGCCGCGAGTGCCTCGACGATCGCGTGGACCGAACTCGTCGACTTGGAGCACAGCGTCGACGTGTCGTACCGGACCGGCGCGGAATTCATGATGCACGACAGTACGGTCAAGATCCTGAAGAAGATCGTCGACGGTTCTAACCGTCTGATTTGGCTCCCGGGTTTGGCCGTCCGCGAGCCGGACACGATCCTCGGCTATCCGTATGTCGTCAACAACGATCAGGACGAGGTTGGCGCCGCGAAACATTCCCTGCTGTTCGGGGACTTCTCGACCTACCATATCCGCGACGTGAAGCAATTCGCGGTCGTGCGCTTGGTCGAGCGATACGTCGAATTCGGCCTGATCGGGTACATCGGGTTCGCCCGTCACGACGGAAGGCTCGTCGACGCCGGCACGAATCCGATCAAGCATCTACGGCACCCCGCGAGCTAAACCGAGGGAGCCCAACCGTCCGCCCCTCCCGGCGCCGTGGTGAGGCCGGGAGGGTGTCGGGCAGGATTCGAGATTATGGTCCGCGTGCGTTTTTTGACTTCGGTAGCCGGCGCCCGGGTTGCCTTCCGACCCGGCGAAGAAGTCGAGTTGACGAATCCCGAGGCGATGCGATACATCGCAGCGGGACAGGCCGAACCCGTGCACGACTCCGAGGGTCTCGATATTCGCGAGTGGGACACTCGTGCTATGCGGTGTAGTCCGCAAGCGTACTTGCGTCGCTATCCGACGGGCCCGAATGCCGAGAAGGCTCGGAAGGCCCTCGGCCGGCTCGCCGAGGCGTGACGGATGTCAGATCGAGATTTCGGGCATTTCGCTCGGGGCGTCACACAACTCAAACCGAGCGATCTCAAACCGGCTCAAGCTCGGACAACACAGTGGGTGCATTGCCCCTATTGCGTAGTCGGTGAAGTTCCTCTCGTCGTCAAGCGCGACAGAGATGGCAACATGCAGGCGGATCTAAAGCCCGTTCAGTGTCCGCAATGCTCGAATTACTTCCGGTTCGGGTGGCGGATTCAATTCGTTGGCATTCAGATGGGAGATTGACAACCTAATGCCGGTTATGACTCTAAGACATGCCTTGGAACGTGGCAAAGAGGCGACCTATATCGCACACGCCAAAGGTCACGCCAAGCGCATCAAGCAATGCGTTGCCCGGATCGAACGGAAGATCGCCGGCGGCCGTGATACACCGAAGTATCAGGCCAAGCTCAAAGAGCATAAGGCGACACTAGACCGCTATACGGCCGAGATCGCGACGTTCGAGGCAATGCAGCAGGCGGGAGGGGGCGCCCAATGACAGCGAACGCTTGGAAACGCTACAACAAGTTCCCCGAGTACATGGCAGACGGGACTTGTGATCTCGACGGAGATCAATTCAAAATGGCGCTTTTCCTCTCGACATCGAATTGTGAGACGCTGACTCATGACGAGTACAGCGACCTCGACAACGAGCATGCGAATCAATACGGTTACACGACCGGAGGCGAGGTTCTCGATTCGGTCACGTGGACCGAGTCGAGCGGAACGCTCACGTTCGATTGTGCGGCCGAGGTTTGGACCGCGTCGGGTGGCTCGATCACCTGTCGGTTCGCCGTGGTCTATGACGATACGCCGTCGGCGACGCCGGCCGATCCGCTCGTCGCATTCAGTCTGCTTGATAACACACCGGCAGACGTGACCGCGACAGACACGAACACGCTCACGATCGACATGCACACGTCCGGCATGTGGACGTTGAGCGGCGGACAAGCCTAACGGTGAGATAACGCCCCGGGTTCAGTCCCGGGGCATGCTCACATGGCGCGACGGCTCTATATCGTACCGCAGGTGCCGATTGGCTCGGGACCTCGTGCGGCAACGCTCGTACCGAAATACATCGCCGCGCTCACTAAACGATGGGGCGCGATGCAATTCGGATTCGAGCAGTGGCTTATTGTCGTCGCCGACCTCCCCGACACGACACATGATCTTTTGGCCCTCGAAGCCGACGTAATAGCGGTTCCGCGTCGGCTCGACGCCGAAATCGGAACGAATCTCACGACCGTGCAAACCAAGCTCGAAATGATGAACCTCCCGTCGGGCTGGATCACTGCGAGCCAAACATATCGATTCGTCTTACGGATGGTCGTCGGCGCCTTCCGGCTTGCATCTTACGTTCATGGCTACGTCAGAGCACACAATCAACCTCACGAGACCGGCCGACTATTCCCGGCAGGCGTCACGCTCTCGACACAGTACAATCAACTCAATCCCTACGTTCGCGATGGTCTAATCGCCGCCGCCGATCACTTCAAGATCGATCGTTCGGGCCTCTCCGGTACTAGTACCCTACGCCAGATCGTGAAAACGTTTGGCGAGCAAGTCACCGGCTCTCAAATCTGCGGGATACATCTCTAAGATGGGCTACACATCCCGTTCGACATACGATTTCACGGGGAGCGGTTCGCTCGATGCGAAGTTTACGTTATTGACCGATGCCGGGACCTACTTCGACGGGACTCTGGTTAGGTCGAGTGACCTCGGGAACGGTGACGACAGCGGGAGTTTTTCCGCCGCAATCGAGAACACGGCGACATTCGACGACGATCAGTATTCCCAGGTCGTCTGTAAAAATCTCTCGTCTTACACGTTGTATGCTGCCGCATTCGTGCGGATCGCCAACACGACGGCGCCGGACGGTTACGGCGCATTCACGGATGGCGATCCGGCGAGTGACTACCCGACCGCCATAGCTCGATATGACGATGGCGTCGAGGCGCTATTGTGGTCGAGCGATGTGATCGATTTCGACAATGATGATGTCTTGCGTATCGTGATCTTCGGCGACCTCATGTGGATCGAGCAAGATGGCGTCGTCGTATCGGACATCATTCAAGACTCGACATACACGACGGGCCGTCCGGGTCCGGGGATCTTCGGCAGCGGTAGTGCAATCGATGATTGGGAGGGCGGCGATTATGCGCCCGATACAAGCGGTCCCGTAGTCGAAGCCTTTACCGAGAACGATTCCGCCGGAGGGCCGGCGACAACTTTACAGCTCACGAAACCGACCGGCGTAGCTGTCGGTGACTTACTTGTTCTCATCGTCGGTAGTGACGGTGACAACGCTGCCCTCGAATGGCAGGACGAAACGGGATGGACGAAACATGTCAATAGCGGCGATGCGACGAGTGATTGCGAATTAGCAATCTATTATCGTGTCGCCGACGGGACCGAGCCAAGTACGGTCACGCTCGACCATACAAACGCAGACGAACTTTGGGGTTTCTACATCCGGATTTCGGGAATCAACACGACGACCCCGATCAATGTGACGGGTACGCCGGCTATAACGGCGTCGAGTGGATCGCACACGATTGCGGGAGTAACAACTGATGAGGACAATTGTCTCGCCCTGTATGCTTTGGCATTCGACGGCGGCGACGGTAATCCATTCGAGATTACTACCGGGACAGGTTGGACACAGGTCGAAGGTAGCTCGGGCTCCGGTACGCAAGATGCCGGCGGTTGTTGGGGTTGGAAGGCGATTCCAAGCCAAGGCTCGACCGGCAATGTCGTAATTTCGAGTAGTACGAACGATGGTAGTGTTGTCGTACAACTCGCAATCAATCCCGCGCCGGCCTCGGTTTCGATCGAGGTTCCCGTCGCGACTCTCTCGATCACATGCTACGCGCCGACAGTCACCGCGACGGCTCACGTCTCGATCGAGGTTCCGGTAGCGAGTCTCTCGATCACCGGCTACGCTCCCACGGTCACGGCCACCGCTCACGTCTCCGTCGAGGTCCCGGCGGCGAGCATGTCGATCACGGGCTACGCTCCCACGGTCGCGACGACGGAAAATGTGTTCGTCGAGGTCCCGGTCGCGAGCATGTCGATCACGGGATATGCCCCGACGGTCACGGCGACGGCTCACGTCTCCGTCGAAGTCCCCGTCGCGAGTCTGTCAATCACCGGCTACGTTCCCACGGTCACGGCCACCGCTCACGTCTCCGTCGAGGTTCCGGTGGCGAGCATGTCGATCACGGGATATGCTCCCACGGTCGCGGCGACGGAGAATGTGTTCGTCGAGGTTCCGGCGGCGAGTCTCTCGCTCACCGGATACGCCCCGACGGTCGCGGCGACGGAGAATGTGTTCGTCGAGGTGCCGGCGGCGAGTCTCTCGCTCACCGGGTATGCCCCGACAGTCACGGCAACCGCTCACGTCTCGATCGAGGTTCCGGTCGCGACTCTCACTATGACGTGTTATGTCCCCGACGTTACCGCAACCTCGGGGACGTGGATCACAGTCCCGGTCGCGAGCATGTCGATCACGGGATATCCTCCCACGGTCGCGATGACGGAGAATGTGTTCGTCGAGGTCCCGGTCGCGAGCATGTCGATCACCGGATATGCCCCGACTGTCACGGCGACAGCTCACGTCTCCGTCGAGGTCCCGGTCGCGAGCATGTCGATCACATGCTACGTGCCGACTGTCACGGCGGGTGGGAGTGTCTCAATCGAGGTTCCGGTAGCGACTCTCTCGATCACGTGCTACGCGCCGACAGTCACCGCGACCGCTCACGTCTCGATCGAGGTCCCGGTCGCGAGCATGTTGATTACGGGATATGCTCCCACAGTCACCGCGACCGTTCACGTCTCGGTCGAGGTTCCGGCCGCGAGTCTCTCGATCACGAGCTATGCGCCAACTGTCACGACAACGGAGAATGTGTTCGTCGAGGTTCCGG